ACTTATAACGGTTGGGTTGCTTGACGGTTCTATCGTTGCTATTGGTTGAATAACTGGTGCTTCGTATGGCGCATCGTCTTCTTGGTAGTAGTCGCCTTCCATGGCGGCTAAATCAAATTCGTCCCACCCAAGAGCGTCTATGAGGTTGTCGTATTGTTCGCCAACTTCTCCGAGTAGTTCAAAAAGCATATTGCTGTCCGTAGTGCCAAGTTCGTTTGTACGGTTATCGGCTAGGGCATAAGCGATTGCGCTTTCTGTATTTCCTTCAAATTTTACGCATGCGATTGTTTCCCACCCAAGTTTTTTCGCTGCTTCATACTGATGGTTTCCAGCAATAATTGTTGATGTTCCGTCAGTGTTGTCTTTGATTACGATCGGTTTTACTTGACCAAATTCACGGTATGACGCAACGATTGCATCAATGTTTCCTTTGCGCGGATTATTTTCAAGGTGCACAAGTTTTTCTAGCGGTGTTGCTAGGTGTTCTATGCTTTTATGAATACCTGACATTTAGGCTCCTGTTTGTATGCGAACATTGGCGTTCAATGTTCTGAGTGCGTCCAAAGATGTCCGCACGGTCAAAAGTTTTTCTCGTTTAGATTTAACTAACGCTTCGCTAATCTTATACGAGTACGCTTCGTCTGAAAGTTTGTAGTCCGCCCATGCTTCGCGTTCCTTGATACTGCCCTTGGCGGCTAGGTACTCTTTAGCCCAATTCCCCTTCATGAGCGCATCTTTTTTCGCGGCGTCAACTGCTAGTACTTCAAATGCTTCTGTTTCTTCTTCAAGCATGCCTAGCAATCTCATGATTTCCGATTCAATCTCTACTTGGGATATTGGTTGTGACCTAGACATTTTGTTCTCCTGTTATTGCCGTGAAGTCGCATTTTTTAAGTGCCAAAAATTGATCTTCATTCCATTCGTATTGCGATAATCCCAAATAGGTCAGTGTCATTTGTTCAAGAATCCAAGCATCACATCTATCATTGCCATCACCACCAGACCAGATTATCCCCGTTTTAGCCGAGATCGCTGACATGACTTCCGATTTCCCTGAGTTCCCTTTCCCTGTGGCGAATTTTGCTCTACAGGTTGGAGGTATGACGACTATTGGGATTCCGAGTTCTCGTAATGCGACTCTAATAACTCCACCTAGTTCACCGATGGAGTGGGCTTGCGAGTGACGGGAGGCGTATGAATATCCCTCAATGGCAACTATTTTTACTTCAGCCTCTTGGGCTAGTTTTATAATTTCGTTGCGTATTTCTAGCAGTCGTTCGGATCCTTTGTTTTTGGACTTTATGCTTGTCGTTAGTCCACCGATGCTCACTCCTGTGCTTGTGAGTGAAAGATCTAAACCCATTATTTGCGCCACATTTTTAAGGTTACTATAGTTTTATGGATCGTATTTTTGTTGCAATTCCGTCTTTTCAGGAAGAGGATCTCGTCAAGACCGTTGACAGCATTTTTGAGATGGCAGACGATCCTGATCGTGTTTTCGTCGGTATATGTAATCAGCGTTCGGATAGAAAGGATTTTGAGACTTTTGACTGTTTCGGCGATCATGTTCGTGTCGTTGATTTGCGTTCCCCGTTCCCGCTTGGTCTTGGGCATGCCTATTACCTTGCATCTCAGTTGCTTCAAGAAGAGGAATTTGTTTTACGTGTAGACGCCCATACAAGAATGAAAGAAAAATGGGACTCGGTACTAATTGAATATTTTAGAAAAATAGAGAAACAAGAAAATACAAGCAAATTAATATTAAGTCATTTAACTGGTGGATTTTATAAAATAAACTTACATAAGGAAGATTTTATAAAATCTGAGTCTGAGGATATTTGGGTGCATGAAAAAGAACCCCCGAATTTGGATAGTTGGATGGACAGCCTTGTTTGGCAGTTAAACAAGTTCGCCTTAAATTCCGAGCATGAAAAACAAACAGACTATTCTTGGAGTGAATCCGATTTGGAAAACGGATACAAAGAAGTCCACATGATTTCTGGTTCCTTTCACTTTTCAACAAGAGACTTTCTGTTTGACTGCGAGGCTGATCCGCGACTATTTTTTTGGGGCGAGGAGCACGTTTTAGCAATGAGGGCATGGACTCGCGGATACCGTATATACGGCATGAAAATCAACACGCAGTATACGAGTGGCAAAAACGGTGCATATCTAGAATCTGTGGGGTTGGACGATTGGCGCAACAAAGTCAAAGTGGAGCAATGTAACAAACCAAGAACGCTGGGTGGAAGTCAAATGGATCACCATGCTTCAGTGATCTTAAAAGGTGAAGAACTTGGTTTCTACGGTGCAAAAGATAAAGAATCATACGATGCGTACATGAGCAAAATAGGTTTAGACAGATTTGCCCGTGATAAATAAAAAATCTGCGCCACAGAAGACTATTCTCTCCATTGACAAACAAGGCGCGTGGGGTGACGTCTCTTATTATCACAAACTTGAATGCGGACATATTGAAGTCCGAAAAAGGGCGTCATCTGCACCGAAAATTGCTTGCACTTGGTGCGTCATCGGGGAGGAAAAGGGAAGAGAACTCAAAGCATTAACTATCGTTCAGCCACCCACCCTTGAAGAGGTGTGGGATTTTTATGATGAATCAATAAATGAGGAAGTTAATGTTGCTCAACTTCGGGCAGGGATTGCGAGTTCCATAGGTTGTCCACAGGACAGTGTTGAGGTTGTGTCAGAGGTGGGCGAAGACAACATTCTTCGCGTGAACTATGTGACAGTTTTTTTAGATATTGAACTTGCAAAGAAAATTGGGAAATACGAGAAAAACATTTGAACTCCCTGACAGGGGTTGTAGTGTTAGGCGAACATTACACGGATAACAAGTCAACTCGGGGGGGATTTTGGACACTCAGGATATAAGTGACTTTTTTGATACGAGCAAAGCCTCGTGCAAGGGGAAAGACATCACCTTGTTCTATCCAAATCTGCCCGCTGGTCAGCATCGCAAAGATGTTGAATTAGCAAAAGAGATGTGCAAGGAATGTGAAGTCGTTGAGGGTTGCCTAGATTATTCCCTCCGCTATGAACCGCTTGGAGTTTGGGGTGGAAAAAGTGAAATTGAAAGAGAAATTCTGAGACGCCAGCAAAAAATAACTTTGCCACTTGATCGCAGGGCATCACCCACTGTCCGAAGGTCGGTTAACGCAGGAAGAGTACAGAGGATTATTAATAGATTAGACTTAGCAAATGAGTAATGCTTCTGTCCCACAACATGTTGACAGGTTCCTCTCAAAACTGAACGGTGTCCGTCCTACAAGTAATGGCTGGGAGGCTCGTTGTCCATGCCGTAACGACGATAACAATCCATCGCTCTCTGTGGGCTTAGGAAATGAAGACAAAATTCTACTTACCTGCCATCGCGGGCAGGGCTGTTCCGTTGATCAGGTTTGTCAGTCGGTGGGGTTAAAGTTGGCTGATCTTTATCCTGAAAAGAAAGAGGAACGCAAACTTTCTCTTGTCGCTACATACGATTATCGTGACGAAAACGGGAAACTTCTTTTTCAAAAGCAACGGTTCGTGGATCAGTGGGGAAAGAAAACTTTCCGACAAAGACGACCAGACCCTGCCAATAAGGGCAAATACATTTTTTCTTTGGACGACACACCAAAGGTTTTGTATCGCCTACCCGATGTCCTCCACGCTAAAGACAATGGAGAAGTGATTTGGCTTGTTGAAGGTGAAAAAGATGCTGACAATATGGTCGCTTTGGGTTTCTGTGCGACAACACCACCAAACGGTGCGGGCAAGTGGCTTGACATACATACTCGCGCATTAGAGGGCGCTCAGGTGTGGATTATTGCGGACAATGACAGTGTAGGTAGAGACCACGCAAAAATGGTTACTAAAACACTTGAACAAAACGGATGCACTGTTGTCAGTTGGGTTCCTCCAAATAATTTTAAAGATGTATCAGAACTTTTAGGTGCTGGTGGAACAATTGATGATCTAGTTGAAATGAAAGACTCCGAACCTTTGGACGACATAGTCCAACATGAAGAAGAGGAACAACAAACCGAAGCGATCGTTGAAGCGACGACACCACTAGTTGCGCTTGCTGAAAGATTGAATTCCCTGTTAATCCGTGAGGATATTTCGGAGAATGTTCGCTTAACAAAAGCATCAATGCTTATCGGCTCATTTGGACGTGAAGATGAAATTGATAGGGGAAGACTTGTCAATTGGTCGCAATTTTTGTTGGAGACCGAGAACGAAGACTATGACTGGATTATCCCTAATGTTCTTGAGCGTGGAGAGCGAGTAATTGTTGTAGCCGCTGAAGGCGTCGGAAAAACAATGCTCGCAAGACAGGTGGCGATCTGTAGTTCATTCGGCATCAACCCATTCACCATGTCTCGCATGAAACCCATACGAACATTAACTATTGACCTTGAAAACCCTGAGCGAATCATTAGAAGAACTTCGGCGAACATCATGGGTGCAGCGCGCCGTCTTGGCTATTTGGACGGTGAACCTGAGTGTCATATCCTGATTAAGCCGTCAGGTGTTGATTTGATGCGTCCGTCAGACAGATCAATTATTGAAGAAGCAGTTGAGACCATTAAACCTGATCTAATTTTGCTCGGTCCGATCTACAAATCTTTTGTTGATCCGGGTGGCAGGACATCGGAATCAATCACTGTTGAAGTAGCCAAATACTTTGACATGTTGCGTGATTACTACAACTGCTCATTGTGGCTTGAGCACCACGCCCCATTGGGGACATCTTCTACCACTAGAGATTTGCGACCGTTCGGTTCTGCCGTGTGGTCACGCTGGCCGGAGTTCGGTCTATCTCTGACTCCTGACCCAACGGCTGTGGGGGATTATGTCTATGATGTGCGACATTTCCGTGGCGCGCGAGATGTACGGGAGTTCCCGACTAAAATGAGAAGAGGGAAAATCTTCCCATTTGAAGTTATTGAATTTATGAAAGCATCCTGACATGGCTGAAAAAGGTTTAACTAGAGAATTTCTTGCCGAGCGTGACTTGCGTATTTTCAAGATGCGTCAGGCTGGTGTTCCAATCGCTGAGATAGCACGCAGGTTCGGGGTCGGTACTTCCAATGTTTCCAACTCAATCCGAAGGCAACTTGGCAAGTTGAATCAGGAGGCTTTGCTGGCTTACCCCGAGGTTCTTCAGATGGAACTTGAGCGTTTGGATGCTCTGCAATCCGCAATCTGGCCGTTAACACAACACCGAAAACAAAAAATGGACGACGGCACAGAGGTTTCTATTGAGCCAGATATCAAGGCTGTGTCTACTGTTCTTTCTATTATTGATCGTCGCGCAAAATTGTTGGGTATGGAACAAACGAATGTGAATGTTCAAATGGATGTTCGCGATGCTTCTCCGTTGCGGGCTGTTTTGGCTGGCGCACCGGGTGTGGTTCAGACGGAGAAGTTTGATTCTGAGGCTGAGGCTAAGAAACTTTTGATGCTTATGAGCGATGCGGGAATTATGCCTCGTGAGACAATCAAAGAATTGCTCGGTGATTTGTCTGCGTTGGGTGAGGGCGAAGATGATATTCAGGATGCTGAAATAGTTGATGCCGAAGAATGATTAGTATCACAAAAAGAGATTGACACTATCTAATTTCGTAAAACGATAGTTTCTTGCAGTTGATCGCTCGCAGAGATGGCATCATGTATTCCTATGATTATTGCATTTCTTATTACAGCGGCGATCGTTGTTTCAACTCACTCATTCCTGATGAATTCCATTGATAAATTTGACCGTTACGGCGATACTGGCGGTTCATTCCGCGAATGGACAGAGTTTGAAAAACAGAAAAATCCGTTAAATTTCTAATTACCTTTTTCTGTCGTAGTAATACCCTGAGTTTTTCCATTGTTTAACGTTTGGGTCACCAAGCAGTGAGGTCATATTCTTTTCGTATCCTTCGTCAACTGCACCTTCATATTGCTTTGAGTTGCTGTAGTGACCGATGATCGCTTTTCGTGTAATTTGTTTATTGGTTGGTATGAGTGCACGGTGAATTAGATTCCCATGCCAAATGAGAACATCCCCTTTTTCGGCAAGAAATGTAAAGTGCTGAATTTCTTTGTGATCTTCAATCTGCCGTTCTATTTCGTGGTTAAACCACCTGCCGTCTCTAATCTCACCATTATTTTCACCGAAATAAACTGAATACTTGTCAATATCCCACTTGTGCGATTTGGGTATGAGTTGGAATGGTCCTGATTCGGGCAACACATTTTCTGATGCAACCCAAGCACCAATATAGTTATTGAATGCAACTGGGTTGGATAATGTTGAATCATGATGCCAAGGTTTTTCACTGCTCATAGCCCAAGTGTCCACGCGATGAAGAGCAACGGCAAGTTCTAATTCAACAAAAAATTCAGAAATAATTGGACTGCACATTATGTCCATTACTTCGGGATGTTCTAGGTGCTCTGACTCTTTATCCCACCCAAAATTATTTCCATATTGATCAGTTTTGTCGGAGTTTTCTTTATCCCATGCACAATTGTATTCATCTATAAGACTTTCGCTTATAGCCTTTTTGAATACCACATAACCATTTTCGTGGAAAAAATCTATTGGTTCCATTTTCTTATTTATACATCGTCCCTATAAAATATTTCAAATCCGCAGTGCATTACTGCTGAGGCAAGTGTACCAAAGTATGTTTCTCGGTCTAGAGATGAGTCAATCGGTTCCTGTTTTAGTTTCAACGACGCTTTTAGCGCTGCGGGGTATTCAATATCGCGCATTGCTTTCCCGCCATTAAACCAAAGCACATCGCCGAAATCAACTTTTCTTCCTAGTTGCACCTTGTATGGCATCGCCACAAAAATATGGTCGTCAAGTGTTAGGTGGGTAAAAGATACGCATTCTGTTACTGGTGAGTCTTTTAAAGCAAAAAGTTGTGCGAGGTTTTCACCAGATGTTTCGGCTGGAGCCATTGAGCAGTATCCTTCGGCTGCGATGGTGAATTCTGTGATTCCCCAACCACGACGCATGATCACGGAAGCCTCTATTAATGATCGGATCCGCTCATCTTTAGGTATGGAGAAAGTATTTTTAAGTTGAATTATTGTTGCCAACTCATTATTTTTCCACCCAAATATGTTTATATTTAAATCGGAGCCAATTCCATCTTCTTCAATTAAAGAAGTTTTTGCAGTTTTGATTGACTCGGCGCATAGCGCTATTTTGTCAAATTCTGTTTCGTAGAAGCCTGTATACATGTTAGGAAACCCTACTGTATGGTCACTTCGCCAAAATGATGGGGTTGCATTTATGCTATTTATTTTGTACTAGTGTTTTTTCTATGACATCAAAACAACCAAAAAAATCCAATAAAAAGAAGGCTCCCGTCAAGAAGGCGTCTGCAAAGAAGACTCCTACAAAGAAGACTCCTGCTAAAAAGGCTCCTGCCAAAGAGGCATCTGGACTGAAAACTAAGGGACTTGTCGCTGCTAAGGATCCTTATTTGTTGGCAAAAGTCGGTGAAACGAAAGAACAATTCGCAAATGCCGAAAAGTTCATGAAGGTCATGGCTGAACAGACTGCCGTCATCAGAGTTAATGATGTGAAATCTTTGCCTCTTCGCAAGAAAATGCTTGCGTGGTTCAAGATTAGCAAGTAGTCTTAACCCCAATGAGGGGTTTACGAGGGGAAAAATGACAAACGAAGAAACAGTGCTGCCATTTGTTATTGATTCAAACATTCTCCTTGGTGATGTACGGGAAACTCTTGCGTCTTTGGCGGATAACAGTATTCACTGCGTTGTCACCTCACCACCGTATTGGGGTCTAAGGGATTATGGAACTGCCACTTGGATTGGTGGCGATCCTGAATGCTCTCATAAACGGGATAGTAAGTTCAGTGAGAGTTGCTCAACTGGACAGAAACTTCTTGAAGGCGCTATCGGTGACGGCATTTATAAAGTCCAATGCCCTCGTTGCGGAGCGATGCGCAAGGATAGCCAACTTGGTTTAGAGCCAACCGTTGACGAATATGTAGAACATATGGTGGAAGTGTTCCGTGAAGTTCGCAGAGTTTTACGAGAAGACGGAACGCTCTGGTTGAACCTCGGCGACTCTTATGCAGGTAGCAACGGGAATGGGTGGAAGCAGTCAATCGCTTCTACTAATGCTTCTAACGCTGGTGGGGAGAACGAAGATTTCAGAGCCAAAATAGGTCGCGATGACGGCGATCTCAAACCTAAAGATTTAGTTGGTGTTCCTTGGCGTGTTGCCTTTGCTTTGCAAGCAGACGGCTGGTATTTGCGTCAAGACATTATTTGGGCTAAACCGAATCCGATGCCCGAATCTGTTCGCGATAGGTGCACCAAAGCGCATGAGTACATGTTTCTGTTGACGAAGAAGTCACATTATTTCTTTGACAGTGAAGCAATAAAAGAACCAGCAAAATATGCTTACGACGACAGGGGGTCTCGTGCAGACAGCCGTAAAGATGCAGGTATTTCTAACGCAATGCATGGCTCAACTGGAGCCTTTAGGAACAAGAGGTCTGTATGGACTGTGACAACGAAACCATTCAAGGGAGCGCACTTCGCGACCTTCCCGCAGGATCTGATAGAGCCTTGCATCTCCGCTGGTACGAGCGAAATGGGATGTTGTGCTCAATGTGGGTCACCGATGGTCCGTCAAGTGAATCGCAAGAGAATAGCCCGAAACGAACTTCCAGTGAACGATCCTCGTTACCGTCCAAACAACTACGAAGGCGCATATGGGGAAATAAATGGCAAGGGAGACGCAGGTTATTCCCAAACCGACACAATCGGGTGGGAAAAGGCTTGCAAATGCGAAACCGCTGAAACAGTGCCCTGCACAGTGCTTGATGTGTTTTTTGGTGCTGGCACTACTGGCGTGGTGGCACAAAAGTTGGGTAGATCATATTTGGGCTGTGAGTTGAACCCCGAATATGCGCAGATTGCGACTGAGCGTCTATCTGCCGAAAAAGAGAAGTTGAGAATTGCCCGTGAGATTGAAGAAAGCCAACTCACGCTTTTTGAGGTTGCTTCTGAGGGGTAATAAATGTTGTATTATTTACCTACATAGGTATTCCAGTATTTCTCTTTGACTTGGAGGTCAAAAATGTCAGCATCAGCACCACTTCTTCTCCCAATGACGGTTACAGGCGCAGTCGCAACAACTTCTTCAGTTGTTACCCGCGTTCCTGTTTCGGGTCGTGTTCGCGCAATCACGGTTGCTGCTGGTACCGCACCTGTTGGTTCAGTTTTGAGTGGAACAGTTCGCAAGGCTAGCGCCGCTGGAACTGTTGTCGGAACTTGGTCAATCGCCGCTGGTGCAGTTTCGGCTGTAGCAACAATGTCAACCGTTGATGGTGCCGATGAACTCGCAGCAGACGATCTTGTTTACTTGGTTGTTGGTGCAGTTGGTTCGGGAACCGCTGGTTCTAACTTGACCGCTCTTCTTCAAATTGATCAATCAGCAGATCAAGATGGTTCAGATGTTGTTGCAGTAGCAACACTTCGTGGCAACCACCCAGGTGGAGTTGTAGCCTGATAATTAAGTAAGTAAAAATTTAAACCCGACAAATAGTTGATCCCCCACATCCGTGCAGGTCTGTGGGGGATCAACTATTTACGGGCGTAGAACTGTTATAGCAACCCTGTCACTTGCTTTTCTAAGCAGAGCAACAGCATCTTCTTTAGTGCAAATAGCGCACCACTCTGCTATTTCTTTTCCTGTAATAAGTTCTAGATATTCACAGAAGAATCTTGCTCGTCCACACATGAATGGCGCAACACCACATTCCTCTGCATCAGCAATTCCTTCTGCGAGTAGTTTTTCTTTCGCACCGCATGCAAGAAGTATCGCACCCCAAATGTCTACCTCTTTTGAGTACGGGTCATATGTCGTGTGGTTGGAGAACCCATGTTTCTCTAATATTTCTATAGCCTGCTCGTAGACATGATGAGCACCAAGTTCTTTTAATGTTGGGAACATTATTCTGTTTCAATCCCATTTTTTTTACAAAGATCGGCATATGCAAGATTCGGACTTTCCCCTATCCCAACTGTCTGTTGGTACTCGTCGGTGAATAGATCAACGGCATCGCAGTCGTCACCATGAAAGTAATTGAACATGGGTTCGGTGAATTCATCGCATTCTGGGAATGCAATCCACTTTCCGCCTTCATATATCCCGCTATACCTCGCCTGTCTAATGACGACGGGGTAAAGGCTGATTATTTTTTTGGTCATGTCACTTTATTGGGCAGGCACCAGTCGCACAATCGTCAATGGTGAGATCCATTCCTGTTGCCTGACTGAGTGGAATGCTCATGTCAATTTTCTTTAATAGCGAACCATACTGTTCTGGTGTGATTTCTTCGTATGGAGGCAAAGGGAAGTTGTGGTCGGCGTGAAGTAGGAATGAAACAGACTTGACACCTGTGTCGTAGTTCTTGGAGAGCCACTCTTTGATGGATTCAAGTTCTTCCTTGCGGTAGTACACGGTCACCGAAACGGCGTTGTCTGCCCACTCGGTTTGCATTTTCCGTACCCACTCAAGTTGCTCAACGGCTGTCATGTTTTCTGCGAGAACTGCGTTGTCTGGTGACTTGCATGGGAATTCAACGACGTAGCGTGTGTGGTCTTCGCGACCGTCAATGCCGATATCCCAAACAACCTTGTGTCCTCGTTTGCGGAGACCGTCAACAAGGGCGTCAGACGCTCCAAAACGCACCCTACGGATGTAGAACGGTGCGAATGCGGGATGAATGCCCGGAGTGATCCCGGGGAGCAATGAGAGCGTCCCTGATGGCTGAACGGTTGTCAACCTGACAGAACGAGGGAAACCTTTTTCCTTTGAATAGTTGACATCAAATTCGTCAAGGTTGCGGTATGCCTCATCCAACCAAGAAACCTGTTCCTCGGAAGCCTGTAGAACACCAGAGATGCTTTGTCCTAGACGCGCATTTTTGGCAACAATTGCATTTGTTTTGGCGTAAGGGTAAGCAAGACGAGTGATTTGCTTTTGAACCATGTAAAGGAGTTCTGATAGTTCCTTGAACTGCTCAATACTGCATATGTTCGGCAAGAAAATTGTCGCAAGGTTGCAGGACTCTCCGTCACCCAAACCAATTTCTGCACATGGGTTGAATCCTTCAATAGTTTTATCTGCTCGTTCTTCTTTGAGTCGTCCGAACTTTCGGGCGAGGCGACGATTCACCAAGCCGTACGGCTCACCGCCACCTGTGTAGCCCTTCCATAGTTCTGGCATGATGTGGTCGTAGTAGTCGGCGTAGATGCTGTTGTTTGAGTTTGCTCGGTAGCCGGGGATATCTCCCGAAGCCCAGTTCTTTGCTCGCAAAAACAGAACATCGTCAGGGTCGCCGATAGCGATCTGTGCGGAGCGTCGTGATGATCCTGAAACAACAACCCGACCGATGATGTTGCAAATGTCAAGGACATCAATTGAACGAAGTTTTTTTCCTTCGCGTGCTTCCATTACTTTACAAATGTCTGCAATTCCGTCTACCAACGCACCGGGTCCGCTTGCTGTTCCACCGAATGTTTTTAGTGGTGCACCGAATTCGCGAATAAGGATCGTTGAATAGGAGAAAGATTTACCTGTATCAAAATAAGACTTAAGGACGCTGTGTAGTAGCCGTCTCCAACCTTGACGAGAGTCAGGAACAATGATGTCTGCATCGTTTGAACGGTCGTGTGTGATTTTTACATTAGGCAAAACTTTTGGTAGATCATGAATTTTTGCTCGTTCAACGGAGAATCCAACTCCACCGCCAAGCATCAGGTGATCAAAGAGGAACTCAAAATCTTCTACTTTTTCTATGTTTACGAAATAGCAGTTATTCAGTGAAGCGGCATTGAACTGCTTGATCAACGGAGTTCCAAGTTGCCATAGGGCGCGACCAGAGAACGATCCACGCAGGTGAAATACATGGTCAAAAAGTTTTTCTGCTTGATCTTTTGTGAGTGGTGTCCCAATTTCTACTGCACCGTTCACGCATCGCTGTACTGTTTCCAACCAAGTTTCGTTTCGGTTCAACTCTTCAATCCGACGAGAGTATGTGCGTAGGTAGACAACCTCGCCAAGACCGCTGAATCCCCATGGGGGTGTCTGTGTTTTGTATCGGTCTACAAATTCTTGGGATAACAGCGAAGTCATTACATCCTCTTTCGGCGCACTAGGCAATATGGGTGGAGAACAATAGTACAGCACCAAGTATTTTAAGTAAAATCCTAATTACGGGTAAGGTTATATTTTCTTGCCTCAGATAAAGGGATCACTTGACCGACAGCAAATTTGCGAACTTTGGCGAAAACACCAGCAGAGATTTCTTCGTCTACAAAAAAATCTTCTTCTATTCTAAATGTTTGCTTGTCATCTAGTGATTTGAAGATACCCAATCCGAAAAGTCTTTCAGGAGGTTTATGTCCTTCGGGTACGCAGTTGCCGTTCGGGTCACCGCAAACAATGCATGGTTCGGAGACTGCTCGCAAGATTTCTATGTCACCAAAAATGTACTCAGGCATAGGCAATTATACCTCGCCCTAGGAAAAGGAAAAGGAGCGCCTTTCGGCGCTCCTTCCCTTCTATGCGAGGGGGCATAGACTGATTGCCCCAAATGTTAGTTTTTGGGTGCGAACTTGTTTTCCAACTTCATTGCCTTCATTTCTTCTGCAAAAAGTTCATCAAACTCTTCGGTGTATCGGGTTTGTAGAACAAAAGATGCACGACGCTTCGCCTCGTTGCGACGCTTTGCCTCAACTTTGCGCAGTTCGGCGCGACGGGCGCGCTCCTCTGCGGGTAGTGGCTTGCGTCCACGGCTAACCCCAAGTTTCTTTTTCAGTTGCTGATATGTTGTAGCCATATTGGGCTCCTATTTCTGTCTAGTGGTTTATGTCTTCCTGAAAAGAGAGACTAACTAACATGTCGGAGAAAAACAACTTTTTATATAAAAAAACTTAAATATATATTCCTTGTATTCAGAGGGTTTTGTCGGGTTGCCAAACGCCACACATGGGGGCTACACTTACGGTATGAGTAATATACCTACAAATACTAAAGAAAGCGAATATATGGAAACCTCACTAATAGCCATGCCGACCGTCAGAAACCTTCAAGAAGCACGAAGCCAATGCCTTGAATATGACGCTGTAATCACCGCCGGTCCTTTCAAGGACGAAGTGCGTGACTTCAAACACCCTATACATAAGGTCGTTGAATTCAGGGACACCATGTTTGAAAGCAATGGCGGACCGACATTTGACGATGTTGTTGAACTGATTGAATTTGGCGTTGGAGTTCCTAAGTTGTTGGTTCACTGTCACGCAGGAATATCTAGGTCTACAGCAACAGCATGGGGCGTGGCAATAGCAAATGGCGTTGACCCGCTTGAAGCATTTTTGACGCTACAAAAACAGCATCCGATTGAGAAAAGTTTCTATCGTGGTGCTCGTCGCACTTTTGCACCCAACACGCTGATGGTCAAACATTTAGATAACTATTTCAATCTTGGAACAACTCTTTCAGAGATACGCAACAACCACACAGAGATGGGTTGGTAATTTGATGAAAGTTTTTTGGAACGAAAACTACACATGTATTAAGCATGATTTTGATACATCACGGAAATCAAACAACATTGTCAGCATGATCAATTCGGATAACGATATTGCCGAAAGGGTTCGCTTACTTAAAGACATACCCGAAATCCAAATTGTTGACCCTGAGCAGATCACGGACATTTCTGTAACGGATCGCCTCATCAGCAAATGGCTCACCCCGAAATATGTTGAAGCACTAAAGACAAATAATGATTCACATCTATCGCAAAGCCAAGGTTTTGGTTGGTGCAAAAACACATACAAGTTTGCTCGCGCACACACGCACGGCTTAGTGGCATCAGTAGACGATGTGAAGGCAGGCTCTAACAGGAGCGGAAGTCTTTCCTCGGGTCTTCATCATGCTTCAAGGGGTAGCGGTGCGGGGTTTTGCACTATCAACGGGATAGCACTGTCAGCGATCCACGCATATCAGCAAGGATTTGAACCTATTGTTCTTGATTTTGATGCTCACTGTGGCGGTGGAACCATGGACTTTTTGAAGGAATTCAACAAGAACTTTCAAACATCAGTTAAACCGATCCGACACATTGACTTATCAACGAACTGGTTTGACGAATATGACATTGCCGAAAACGAGACATGGGCTTCCCTACATGTTCTTGGTCGTGAAGAAGACTATTTAGAGGAAATTAGGAATGCCTTGAATTTGGCAGAACCGTTCGTAACAGATAAGACACTATTTATCTATAACGCAGGAATTGATCCAATAGGATCTCACGGGATAGACGAAAGCGTCATAGCGGAACGAGAGAAAATGGTTTCTAATTTCATTGGTTCCAACAAGGCTATTTTTGCTTTAGCAGGCGGATATTCTGGCGGAAAAACAACACGAGATGATGTGGCAAAAACTCACCTCCGAACTATCTATGGTTGGTCATGGCAGACGAAATAATTCACGGGCTTTACGCCACATACACGAACTCTAAATGTAGATGCGGACTATGCAAAAAAGCAGCCGCCGAATACATGCGTGGGTACAGAAAAACCTCAGCAGGAAAGTCTCAGGCTAGGTTTCACCAAATCGTTGCCAACAAGCGTTCACAGATCGCCATTAAATGGATTAAAGATAACCATCCAGAACAATGGGATAGAATATGTTCACGAGCGATCAGGATTGTTGAAAAACAAGAAAACGGAGAATGAAATGCCTTACGGCGGAGACAATATGGAGAATCGTTTTGAAGAGTTTGTTGAAGAAACAAACCAAAAACTAAAAGAACTTGAAACGATGATTCGCATTCTTCAGTCTGAGTTGAATTCAGCAAAAAGAGAAACCGTGAAAGTCAACATAACTAATCAGGACATCAAAAGTTCACTTGGCTCAACTATAAAAACAGTCGGCGATCTAGTGCGGAAAAACGGTTTCAAGAAGTGAACCGATACACAGGTAGCAGTAATCAAGAGGCATTTGTTTTAGACATTCTTGATTATAAAAAAGATGGCTTTTATGTTGAACTAGGCGCGTTTCATTCATCTGAAGGTAGCAACACCAATGTTTTAGAAAAGCAATTCGGGTGGCAGGGTGTCTCGTTTGAACTAGTTGATGAGCGTCGTGAAGAGTTCATTGAAAACAGGTCAAACCCTTGCATGGGTGACGCTTTGAACTTTGATTACATCAGTTACTTTCATAACAACCATTTTCCAAAACAAATTGACTACCTACAAGTAGATATTGATACTGGCTATGACAGGGCTACGAGACCTAACGGGAATCATTACACCACTCTTCTAGGTCTAATCACTGTTCCTTTAACGCAGTACAGGTTTTCAATTATTACCTTTGAACATGACGCGAACATGTATTTCCGTAATACAGGGCAAAGAGACGCACAACGGGAAATCCTTGACTGTCTTGGCTACACGCTTGTTGTGAGAACGATCCACGAAGATTGGTGGGTTGACCCAACGGTTATCAGCCCTGATGTATACAAGAAACATATGAGGTGGGAAACGCTTTGATGGGTGTTGAACCATTTACCCCGTTTGTTTATTTAACAAATTTCTTGGCAGAAGATCGTTTCAAGGATATTCTTGATCAGGCTCTTAGCCGTGATGGCGGTTCAAGTGAACAAACCCCGCATTTAGTTAACCTTGATGGCGTTGGGACTTGGGAAGTTCGTGAACAAATCAATACCCTTTACCCGCTTCACTGTCAGCAAAATCTTCTCAAGATAAAAGGTGGAAATGTCCTTGCTTTTTATGAGAACCGAGGAATGGATGTTCACCAAGACTCTGTCCCTAATAAGGATTATCCAGACGATCCAGAGATTGGTTTCTCCCCGAATGCTTCTGCCGTCTACTACTTGAACGATGACTACGAAGGTGGGGAAGTTTGCTTCACAAGCAGTAAACCGCCTTTGCCTCAAACCCCTGTAGACAACACCGAGTTGAGGAATTTATTCACCCTAAAACCACAACCAAATTCGTGCATATTCTTTGATGCGAACCTGTGGCATTGGGTTAGACCTGTAACCAAGGGAAAAAGGTTCTCTTCAACATTCTTTTTACTAGTTGAATAAAGGACTAATCTAGGTAGATGCTTGAAAAAACACATCTAGCGGAACAAGGATTCAACCATTTGGTTGATAGCGAATTAGAAAAACTACGTATAGAGGTAGCGGATCTAAAGAAACAGATTGATTACCTTAAAAGCGACTTGAGGTATTACGAGTTTCAGGCAACAACAAAACTTTAGTTGTTTTTAAATTCAGCCCATGTTTTGTCGCCAACACCAAAGTACTCACGAGCGCAACCAGCCTGAATGATGTCTATGTTTAGGCAGGCGGTTTTAGGGTCGTTGATCTGATCAGAACTGAAGATACGCGCAAGAATGCGACCGTACTTGTCGTTCTTGTCGGGGATTGTATTAACAAAAACCCACTCATGACTTGTCAGCCAATCTTCAGTGAATTTCTTTGCTTTTAGACCTAATTCTTTTTCCTTCAAATCCTTAGTCCGAGACTCTGGTGTATTTATTCCATACAAACGAACACGCATTTTGTGATGGATATTGAAACCTAGATCAACCATCAACTCAACAGTGTCACCGTCAATGACTTTCAATAGTTTTGCACCGTACCAAAATCTTTCCATGGTCAATCCTTGTCTTTGGAGTTCTTGTATCGTTCAAGCATTCTTTTGCCCTTGGAGGCTAATTCCCTAGCATCATCTGCATTCTGTGGGACTGGTTCACCCCAAGCAGCCGCTGAAAGAGCGAGTCGTGTTGGGCGACCCTTTTCGTCTTTCATAGGACCAGAAGGATTGGTGAAGAACCGTGTAAGAAATGATCCTTTGCGACGCATCTTGTCTGGTGTGTCGGCTCTTCCTTTGACACCGGGTTTGAGGTTTGATCCTTCTGTTCTGTTGAAGTGTTCCCTGCCAGCGGCGGTTAAACCACCCTTTGGATCACGCAACGGTTTGGCAGACTTCTCCTTAACGATCGGACCACCCGCAACCCATGCACGACAAGTCCTCTTTGATGCACACTTAAAATCAAATGCTTCGCAATATCCAAGTTCGCCAGCACTATCAATTGCTTCCCACTCATCTTGACGATCGCCACCAGTTACACCTTTGTTGATGCAGTCTTTCATTGAAGGTGTTTGAATGAAAAGTGAACAGTTTCCGCACAACTGTTTTTTCGCAGAAGCATTATCAACATCCCACTCTTTTGTCAACTTGCCCCAGTACTCTGTGTTTGGTTCAGAAGGATTAAGCGGACCATACATCGCTGTCTTGATTGCTTTGCCTCTGTTAGCAAGGTTTACCGCAATGTCCTGTGTCGCTTTAGGGCAAGATTCTTCCGCTTTGACACGAATAGAGATTGGTTGACCGTTAATCAAATCAGTGAATTTCATAGTTCCTCATTATCCCACAAAAAGCAAAAACCCCGCCCCAACCTTTCGGCTAGAGCGGGGTTTTTGTTAATTACTTAATGATTACGGTGCTGCTGGTGCGCCGTCAAAAGATACCTTGACGAACGACTCTGGACGCTTGACTGCAAGAGCCAAACGCTGTTCAGCAAGAATCACAATTGCGTTACGCACGAAGAAGTCTGCATGCTGTTCGCTAATGCGAATGCTTGGTGACTCACGGTCGTAGATTTGTGCTCCTGTACCGAATGCGCCGATAAGTGCAGTGCCTTCAGCAATTGCAGGGGTGTCCACAACTGGGATCCTCCACAACTTCTGCTCGCCACCCATTGCAACAGAAACTGCTACGACATAAGCGCCGTTGCCGTCCTTGCTGAGTTCAATGTCTTCCCAATCGTTCGGGTTAAGAACGATACCCGATGGCTCGTAGTAAGCCAAGAAGGAAAGGGTTGCGGCACGACGGATTGCGTCAGCCTTGGTGTCGCTCATACCAGCAGTTGCTGAGTACACGCCATCCGACCAGTCGTAGGTCTGTACGCCCGGGGTATTCAAGATACCCGTAAGGTTTTCGCCAGTTCCTGAACCGTTAAGGATTTGTGCATCTTCCTGCAAGCGAAGACCGTACATCAACTCGTTGTCAATGATTGAGCGTAGTTGTGGCTCATCAGCAAGAACATTGCGGTGTGCGGCTTCCCAGTGAGCCAAGGTGCGAACAGGAGCCTGCTCACCAACGAAGGTGAAAGACGACTGTGGCTTGGCGCCGAATGCGGAACCCGAACGCTCAGCAACTGCTGCTGCGTTGTTGGTGAATCCCGTCATGCGGAAGTATTCAATGATCGCAGCAGTCGTGGTGCGACTTGGGAACAAGTCACGAACACGCTTGGTACGCATTGGAGGAATAACCATTGCATCGCGTTGGATGGTTCCGAACGAGCCAGGTGTACCAGTTGGGAGTGCCGAGTACAAGTCTTTCTGACTGTACACTTCGCTACCCGACTTGTATGGTGCTGGCATGTTTGCCGAACCGCTCTGCAAAAGGGACTTGAACTCTGCTGAAGCAAGGAATGCCTCACCAATGCTCTTGCGACCCATTGACTGAACTACATGCTGGATTTCTTGTGAAGCGAAAGCCGAAGCCTGTGCTACTGAATCCTGTGGCTCTGAAGCCCACTTGTCAGCATCGCGCATTGACTCAAGGCTCTCAACGAGCGACTTGATCTCGCGGATGTCTGCCATGTTCTTGTCAAACGCGGTCTTTTGTTCTGCGGATACGACTACGGTGCCGTCTTCAATTTTGAAGTTGTCGGCGATTGTCTTGTTTTCTGCCATCTTGGTGCGCATTGCACCTTGAAGTTCAGTTAAACGGCTGTTGTCAAATGACATGTTGTTCACTCCTAGTGAATTGGATTTGGTTGGTGATTACTTATGTTTCTTTATTGCAGACTTCGGTAAGCACCTAGTCCAGTTACTATTACTGTAATACGAGAATAACATCAAAGTAGTATTAGAAATGCAACCCCATATTTAACACTCGGCTATTTGGGACGGTATCTTTTAACTACCTTTGGACAGCATCCGCCAGCGTATTTGACACCGTATTCGCCTTCTTCAAAATCAGCCCATTTCTTGGCTGTTTTACGGCTTTTCCATGGGTGGTCAATAGGCAAAAGATCATTATCTTCTGAATACTTTACATCTTTAGGTTTGTCGGAGTTCAGCAACGATAGGAACTTTGAGACCCGATTATTTGCTTCTTCTCGTCCTCCGTCGGACAGCCCTCTGACGAATACCACCTTGAGGTCACGGAGGTTGGTTTTGGCAGAAGTTTTTGCTTTAGCGTTGTTCTTGCGTACCATGACAGCAAGGTTGTTGATGTCTGTGCTTGTCACAGTCGGCGGTTTTTTCTTTGGCTTAGGGACACCTTTGAAGGAAATGATGCCATCGCTTAGCGCATCTTTTTGTGATGGTTTTGCACCTCGTACTAGCATGATGTCTCTTACTGGTAGATCTTCTGGACGCCAAACCCATGGCAAATCGTCGTACACTCTTCTACCAACTTCGTTCATGTGTTGCTGTACTTGCTTGGGAGAAAGTTTAAACTTGCGCGCCGTGGCAACATAAGCCTGAGCCAACAACTTCCGTTTTTTCTTTTCCTGAGCCTTTTCGTCGTTGCCCCATTCTGCTTGTTCAAAAAGATTGTCAACAAGGTCATCCCAATGTTTTTTAACTTCTCGGGCTTTTTCAATGCTGACCATGCCCGGTGGGAGACGAGGGACATCTGGTTTACGACGCTCTATCTCAAATTCAATCTCTCGTTTCCTTTTAGCAAGTTCGTCTCGCCGAAGTTGGTTTTCCCATCTGGTTCGTTCGCGCTGTTGTTGTGGTGTTAACCTTTTCTTTGGTACTTTTTTCTTGGGCGCTGGTTTTTTGTTTTTAGGTTTTGGCACTTTTGCTACAGGAATATTATCTTCGCCATCTGCACCAGTAGCAAAACCGTCTCCGTCTCCATCTTCAAGAGCGCCTACCCCACCGATCGGTTTGAACATTCTTCTATATCCACCGATTGAACGACCAAGTGCTTTTTCCTCTGTTTCTGATTTCTTTTTGAAACCCGAACCCTGACGGCGAGGATTATTCCTCGGGCTGTTATCCCCTCGGATACCTGTGACACGGTTGTAGTCGGACACATTGGAACATGGAAGCCAAACAAGTTTCCCATCCCGTGCCGTATAACGGCGAATACCGATACAGCCAAGATTCCTTGAACGGATACGAGCAGAATCAGGATCGCTGAAAGTATCAGGATCTGTGGAACGGCTAACAAAGTTGACGAAACCCTTTTCGTCCATTGACCCATCAGAATTACTCGTAAGAGTCGCTACTATCTTTTTTATTTTTGCTTTACGAGAACGAAATCCGCCTTCTACCCCAAAAATTTCATTCTCTGGATCTTCTTCAACATCGTCAGATGGTTCAACTTCGTAGATGTATATCTTCTGTCCGGGTTTCACGACATCCGATCCATAACCACGAGCATCTTCAAGTTTTGAAGTTAGGTAGACGTAGTTTGTGTTGTTGAACTCATTTGCGTCAATGTCGGGATGTGCTCGTGGCTTAACTCCAGTTTCCGAAGGTGGGAGTAAGTAGTCCCCAACATTCAACTTCACTGTGCTTCCATGAAACATTTTTTTAGGTATTTTGGGTACAGGAATATTATCTTCTCCGTCAGGACCAGTAGAGAACCCGTCACCATCACCATCAAAATCAGATACACCACCAATAGGACGACCTAAAGACTTACCAGAAAACGAGCCAGTTACAAGCCCGCCACCCGGCAAAGTAGCAATACCAGTAATAGGTTTCTCGTCAAGGTTCTCCCAACCCCGTTTAGGTGCCTTATGGTTGCAAATCGCATAATACTTTTTCCCTGCAAGCATGACAGTTCGCACACCACCACAACCACGAGCCTTAGAAATAGCAACAGCATCAGCACGATTCTCGTAATATGCATCAGACTTTGTTTCTAAACGCTTGGTGCGTTGAACCATTTTTGGCAAAGGTTTTTTGTTATTTGAAGCACGAACTTTCAGATACTCTTCTTTACCCTTTTTGATACCCTCATATTCTTCGTGTGAGGCGCAAGGCATCCAGCCAGCATCGGTCTCATGAGCGCCCTGACATCCAAGCATGCGGGCAACACGAAGCGCTTGATCTCTAGTGGTTTTTTCTTTATTTTCTGACATTACTTTTTGGTTTTTTTCTTTTCAGGTTTCGTCTCAGATGAGTATGGCATAGACATACCAAATTCCATAAAAAGTTCATCAATTTTGTTTTTGTTATTCATCAAATAACTAACCATTTTTTCAATGTCACCATCTTCACCATTTTCGTGAGCGAAACCGAAAGCGGTTGAAATTATTTTTGAGCGTGTTTCATCGTTCTTTATGTTTCTGAATAATTCATCTCTGATAACAGATTTTTGTTCGTTGGTTAGTTTCATAAAATTATCCCTAGCGTACCCGTGCGCCAATTTTTTGTTCGCCAAAACTCAGAACTGCACCACTCAAAGGTGCATTACCCACGAACCAGTGCTTAATATATTCTCGTCTTGCTTTGTCTGCGATGTTGCCATCATCAATCAAGAATATTGCATCTTGATGGCTATATTTGCGTCCTGCCCGTCCAGACTCAATAAATTTCTTGACACGAATGTATTGCTCGTCTGAAGAAATCAATCCACCCGGACCAAAGTTTTTGTAAAACTTCAATGCTTCTTCAAACCTTTGGTAATGAGTGCTATTCATTCCGCCAAGTCTCTCTTTGAAACCAACTCGTGCCCAAACATATTTCCCGTCCTCAGCAGGACCGACTTCAGCAGTTTGTATTCCAATTGCTTTGAGATAGGTGAATGCTGTCTGATTGTAGATTGTTGCAAGATCTGCCGCTTTGTCCACATCGGATCGGATGAAAAATGAGTTTTGATAAACCTTCTTGGCATCTCCGGGGTAAATCGTTCTAGAAGAAACAGCAATTCCGAACCGCAAGACCCTTCCGTTAGCGTCAATCTCATCAAAAGATGTCTGTAGGTTAATTTTTCCATTATCAACGGAATAGGAAGTTACTGATACTTTGTACAACTTTCCATTAGCACCTTTAATGACAGGATGGGAATATGCTTCCCTGATATATGACTCCTTCTCGGATGCGCTAAGCGAAGCCCATTTTGCTGGCGTCATACCTTTAAACTTCGGTTGAGGACCACCTGCGGGATATCGTTCATCAAGATATTTCTCTAACTTTTTACCCCGTTTAGATATTGCTTTATCTATGTCGGCTTCAATCTTTGCTTTGACAGCGTCAGGTGTTATCTTCCCTAAATTGGAATCATTTTCGTTAATAACAAAACCTTGTTCTTTTCGGGCTAGCGCACTCTTGAGATCTTTTTCAAATCTTTTACGAAGTTCAAGCGAAACTTTTTCTCTAACTAAGAGTTTGTTTGCTTGATCCAACTGTCTGATATTGCTACCAGTTTGTTGAAAAAGCCTCCACTCTTCGTCATAGCGTGCTTGTCTATTTGCGATCTTTACGTTTGCCTGAACAGTTCCGTCCTGATCGTCAAGATAATCCTCTATTGCCTCGTCTACCGATTTGCCACCAGCGATAGCGTTAAGTGCTTTATCCAAAGCATCGTGATGATCATTGAGTCGTCCCTGTTGCTCGGCACCATGATTAAATTTCAACTTGTCAAGTTCTGCAATCATTGCCGCTAGTTCGGGAGCGTTATTGATTGCTAGAAGTTTTTCTTCAATTTCGCGATTCTTGTCTGGTTCAAAAGCGGGTTTGAATTCTAGGGGCTTGTATGCTATTTCTGTTGGGGCTCTATCGGCTCCGTTGGGCTTTTTGGGAGCGCTCGCATCACCAGTAGGAGTAGGTGTTGGTGTTGGGATTGGAGTTGGGGTTGAAGGTGTTTTTGGTTTGGTTTTAGGTTTCGGTGAGGATTCAGATGCAACATTTTGTAATGCTTGTTCAAAGAATTCGTTTTCAAGAACGCGTCGTCGCCTATCCTGAGCATTAACAACAATCCTATTTAATGCATCTGCTCTTCTTTGACCAGTTGCGGCGCCATCTTGAATCAGTTCAACATCGCCGTCCATTCGGCTTTGAGCCTCACGAATTTCCTGCAAGTTAACAGCAATTCGTTCTCTCAGATCTTCGGGCTCGCCAAAATCTCCATCAAGAATCCTGCGCCTAAAGAATCTTCTGACATCATTAATTGGTTCTTCTTCAGCGTCCCACTGTGCTCTCATCACCTCTCGTTCTTCGGCATCTAGATCATCTCCTATCGCGGGAATCCAACCTCGTACAAAATTGTCAAAAGCATCATTCTCTAGAAGAGGAACACCAAGAGGCTCAGGAGCGAATGTGCTGAATGGTGGAGAACCAGAACCGACTTGGTCAAGAACTTCTTGCCAACCTTCGCGGTGATCAAACATGCGCATCTTCAAATCAGATATTGTCAACCGCTCGTTGCCAACATTTATGTAGTCATTGAGGGAAAGTTTTTTATCATCAATTGCGTTTTCTATTTTTTCCAACCGTGCATCTACATCTCTGATTCGTGATCTTGCTTCTCTTGATTTAGCCTGAAGCCTTTCGCGACCACTTGGATAGTTTTCAGAGTCGTTGATTAGGGCGAGGCGCTGTTCTCTTAGCACAAGATTCATATACTGTGAAAAACGTTGTGGTTTATTCATCTGAAGTATTTCGTCTAGATCAACTTCCTGACCGATCTCTCTTTCTCGTTGCCTCTTTTTTGCGTCGGCAAGCACAGCCTGTTCCATCGCTACGCGGTTTTGTCGCAATTCTTCTGAACGCGCAGCATTGTCACTATTTCCGGGTTGTGGTTTTCTGCGTTTAGGTTGGGCGTTCCGACGCTCTTCCGATTCAGCATCAAGTAGCGCACCAATGTCGTTCCTGTCAGGGTTTGCCCTAGGGCGACGAGGCTTAACGACTTTTGGTTCAACAACTGTGCGTGGAGGCTGAAGACGCCTTACCTCTTCTTCCAACTTAACTATTTTTTCTCGTTGACGCCTGATTCCCTGTGGAGCCGCACTATTCTGTCGCATCATCTGCAACATGTCTCGTGCTTCGTTAAGATCACGCTCTGCTACTGCAAGCGGATCGGTCTCTCCTGCTTGGCGTGTTGGTGCTTTAGGTTTCTTTGTTGCTTCAACTACGGCACGACGGCGACGACGAGCAGGCGCTTCACCAGTTCTTGGTGCGCCCGGCTGTTCAATTTCGCGTTGCATTCTTCGTTGTTCTGATTCACGAAGATTTCCTTCACCCCGTGGTCTCGCAGGTTGACGTCTACGGGCAGGACGAGCAGGTGCTTCGCCTGTTCGTGGCGCACCGGGCTGTTCAATTTCGCGATCCATGCGTCGTTGTTCTGAATCTCTAACATTTGGTGCACGCCTTCTGCGCTGTGGGCGAGGTGCAGGTGTCAATTCCCTAGGTGCTTCAGGTGTATCAACTGATGGTGGTCGTGCAACAACAGTTCTCCTACGCGCACCACGAGGGCTTGGCGTTCCTCCGCCGTCTAACCTATCTGCGACACCACGCAAACCTTGCTCAAGACGACCAGCGCCACCGCCTTCAGGATTAAGTCTTGCAAGTATTCGGCGTTCGCGACGAGCAATACGACGACCACGGCGAGCATCATCAACATTCTCTAAGCGTTGACCAATGTCTGATATTTGGTTAGCGATGCGTCGCGCTACGCCCCAACCACAAGACCGACCAAAACGATCTGTTATCTGTCCACCGTATCGTGTTCCTGTTGGGCATCGCCAGCCACCACGACGGTTGGTGCCGGGAATAGAAAGGCTTGGATCCCACATGGCGCGAACAGCCTTAACTTCGTAAGCAATCGTGGACGTGTTCTGTTCACTAAGAAAAGATTTTGCTTTGAAGTCAACAATATTCTGAAGCATTATTCGCTAAATTTCGCTTTCATCATGTCCAAGTTTTCTTGCGAGTATGGAATTGTCTCGTATTCAAAGTTCTGTGCAGATGTAATCCAATATTCAACTGGATCTTCCATTGTCCCATTCTTTACGAATTGGCTGTAACTGCTTTCTGGATCATCAATAAGTTTTTTGATTGACTCTGCTGTATCACCAGATCCGAATACTTCAACATTTTTACCGTCGCACGAAATACCAAAACCAAAGTTCTGAATTACACCAATAAGTTTTTTCATAGTCATTTTCCTTAAGGGTTTATTTTCTGCATCAGAAGATCAAGATATTCAGGGGATGCGAATTGGTCAATATTGTAGACAAGATCTGCCATTCTGTCATCTTTCGCATCAATGTCCAAAGCGTCAAACGCTTGGTTCATTTCGTTTACGCGACGCAAACCTACACGCATATTTTCTGCCGCCAACGCTATGTCCGCCTGTAATTCAGCACGAATCGCATTTACTTCGCGAGTTCTTGCCGCCCCAACTTTCCCGTTAAGGCGTTTTGAATATCCACCCCATGACGCTTGATCCATCATCAGCCTAGACAAATACTGCATTTGCCCTGACGCGCTCTTTCTACCAAATAGAGCGCGACCAAAATCCAATGGGATAGCGCCGTTGCCTTTGATCTGGTCGCCATTACCGTTATGCCTGTCGGCAACATTCATGATTGCATTCAAAGCACCATTAAAGAAACGAGACTTTGCATCAGTGACGCCACCCGGGCTGTAACGACCCGCAACTTTTCCTTCTGCGTTATTGACAAAAATGTCCATTAACAAGAATGGGTTATTGTTGCTTCCTTTGACAAGCCTTGGTGCACCATTTGCAAAACCAATTTGTTTAGCAAGAATGTTGCCGATTAGTTCTGCGTGCTGAGATATCTTTTTCCCGTTTCCTTGGTTGCTCTCCCAACCTCTATCTGGTTTCTTCAAAAAATATCCGCGACCCCATTTGGCTGGATCGTCAGATAGGTGAAAGTAATAGAGTGGAGAAGTAATACCGCTACTAGCAGGAACTTCAATAAATTCTATATTTTTGTCCTTCAATGCCTTGATAAGTTTTTTTGTATCTTCATCAATTGCTGGTGGTGCTTCATTGAGTGATCTGCGAAAATTCGTAGACAAACGCTTCATGATTTGAACAACTTCTGCGTCGTCAGCGGATGGAAAAACAGATCGGACAGCATCAACAACATTTGGGCTCATCGCACCACGATCCTTGTGTGTGCGCTTTTGTATTACGTCTAAAAGAAATTCGTCAGGGATATCTGCAAGCGATCCCCTGTACCTTCTTGCGTCTGCAAGGGTGTTTATCCCCTTGTTTCCAACACGAACTGCGACAAACTTTCCATCGTCTGGCTGTAGTTTAGGCAATTCGGTGTAGTGGTTATCCACAAGATTATTCATCTTTAATTGTTGGGCGTTTCTACCACGCTGACGTGTAGGCGCTCGTGGTGGAGTCCGTGGTGTTGGCGGTTCAGGTGGTTCGCTATCTCCACCGCTTTGATCCAAAAATCGTTGACTGAAATCGCGTAGATAACGATTCAACGATGCTTGATCCTGTAAACCTCGGTACTCTTGTTCTAGAGCATCACCATCAACACTATTTCTTGCTATGAGACCACGGAATTCTCCGTTTTCCTGTGGGAGTAATTCAATTTCCCAGTTTCCTTTTTTCCATCTTGTTGAACCGTCAGGCTGATTAACGGCGTCCCAACCCTCTCCACCAAAATCGGGCATTTTTACATTTGCCCGTGCCGGTGCGCCCCCGTCTCCGGGTGTGACAAAACCACGACCATCTGGTGAGCGTCGCGGTCGGCGTGCAGGGCGTGCAGGGCGTGCAGGTGCTGGCTCGGGAACATCATTCGCTTGTGGTTTGCGTGATGCGCTACGACCAGCACCCTGTGCTGTTGCTTGCCGACGGCGACGACGGTTATTTTGTGGGCGACGATTACGAGGCGCTGGTGGTTCAAAATCCAGTGGTGCTGAACGACCGTGTGCATCTTTCCAAGCATCGCGAAGATTATTTTTGTTGATCTCATACCATTCACGGCGAGTCAACATTCCTGCGTTTCCGCCACCTTCGCGAATTTCTCGTACTCGTTTAGCGTATTCACCATATTTTCGTAATACATACGGTTTGAAATCTTCTGTTTCACTAGCGTCGGAAGCATCTCTTGCGGTGAGAACATCAACATTTGCTGGTTGTGGCGCAACGCGCGGGCGTGCTTGTGGTCGTACCTGTGGGCGTCGTTGTCCTGCTGGTGCTGGTCGGCGTGCAGGACGAGGTTTTGGTGCAGGTGTAGGCGCTGTTTCTGGTAGTACATCGCGACGACGGTTCCTTGGCACTCGTGCAGATGGTGCTTCTATTTCAGGACTCGCTTGTCTGTTTGGAACCCGACGTTGCCCGACTAGACCGCGTGCGACGTTTCGCCAACCGTCGTCAATGCCATCTGTTTCTGCAACTACGCCACGACCCACTCGTGGTTTTGGTGAATCTCCGCCATCTAAACGATCAGCGATACCTCTTAGACCGCCTTCAACCCGACCAGTTTCCGCAACTCCGCCAAGCCGTCTCATCATGCGGGCGTTACGGCGATCAAGACGACGCTTCCGTTTATCGTCATCTCGTTGTTCTAAGCGTTCGCCAATGTCGGCGATTTGGTTTGCGATTCGTCGCGCAACTCCCCACCCGCACGAACGACCAAAACGATCTGTGATTTGTCCGCCGTACCTTGTGCCAACAGGGCATCGGAAACCTCCACGACGGTTGGTGCCGGGAATAGAGAGGCTTGGATCCCAAACTGCACGAACACCTTTGATTTCAAAATGCGCTGATGAACGAGTTTGGTCAGAAATAAAAGAAGATGCTTTAAAAGTCAAAACATTTTTGAACTCTGCATCAGAAAACTCTGATAGCAAAACTTCTGAAATAGATAAGACTGGCAGGTGCTTTAATTCAATTGGCTCGCTTTGAATTTCGGTAAGTGAAGCAAATTTTTTCTGAACTGCTGTACCAGATGGGCTTGGACCTTCAATGATTTTGGATGCGTCCATAGACTGAACAAGTTCAGGTTTGGTTATTGGTGTTTTGGCATATTCTTCGCGAAGTATCCCAACAAGTTCCTTGGCATCTTCCGTCATTGGCTTGAATGTGGATCCCTCAGGGGTCGTTGAAACAACCATAAATGGGGTGTTGTCACGGTTCTTGATAATGAAAACTAGGTTCATTGTTTACTTTCCACATTTGTGAAGGCATTGAGCAAGCCCTGAAAGTCTTGCGTCGCAATATCGCTACCGTAAAATGGTATCACTAACAAGGCGGCGCTAATTTAAAGGCACCAACAAATAAAATAGTGTGTAAATATATTACTTGGAAGTTTTTTGTATTTCTTTTATCAGCGAAGCAACAAGATCGGCTGAAGCACCCTCGGTAATTTTTGGCTGGTCAATACCCTCGCTCATGATATTTCCGATACCCATATACCCGAACCCGATTTTCGGGTCATCAAAAATATTTTTACTTTTCGGGGAGTCTTCTTCCGTCTCTTCCACACCGTTTGGTCGGTACAAAGAGAACTTGCCCTTTGCACTGGCGACGACGAGCATCTGCAATTTGCCATTTTGTCTTGCTTCGTAGGTTATTGGGAAAGCCATAATCTGTAATCCTATCAACTATTAGAGGAATTGGTCAACCATGTCGTCTAGGTTGTTCTCAATCCAAGAGATTCTAGCCTCGGCTACCCGTTTTAGGGCTCGGATGTGTGCTTTCTCAATGTCTGATAGTTGCGCTCCGTTTGCCTGAATACGGTCAACACCAAGAATCGTGTCTAGATCTTCTTTCATTTTCCCTACAGACCTACGCATGGTTTCCTTCAAAATTCTTCTGTCTCGGGGATTTTGGATTTTGTAACCAGCACGTTTCAACCCAGTGACCCCATTATTGAATTGATCCCTGTATTCCCTCACCCCGGGATTCGCAACTATTGCATTAGCCCATCGTTCAAGGTGTTCAGGTATTTCATTAACGTCAACACCATCACGGCGACCACCACCAAGCAAACCGTGGTCAATGACACCCAAACGGACACGACCTCCAGCCTCCACCCACATGAAGTTTCCTCCATGCCTGTCCCTGTTGTCAAGAACCATGTCTAAAACAGCGATTCTTCCAACATCTCTAGGGTTTATTTTAGTAGCCACAACATCCAAACCATCTTTAGCGTCTTTCCACTCTCCTTGAACACCATTTTCCCACTGATGGATATCCCTCATCATTATCCATCGGCGAGGCTGTACTAGACGACCAGCAATAGGGTCGTTGGCTATCACATTGCCGAGACGCAAATGGTTTTCGTCGTTCCCAAATTCAAGTGCCTGAGCGGCACGCATGCCAACATTCTCAAGTAGACCGTCATTCGCCCCATAGGTTGACGACTTCATAAACCACTTTTCGCCAGTGTTTTTGTCTACTACTTTAAGAACACACCAAACATCAGCACCACCGTTGCTTTGTTTAACAAGTTCAAACTTGTATCGCCTATTCTCAAACTTTGCACCACGCTCAAAATCCTTGAAACCGTTCCTTATGAATCCTGCTACTTCAGCATCGGTGTACTCTCTGCCACGTTGAAGGTTCCCATCTATGAACTGTCCGTCAACCACAGCATCAATGACAATTCCGTCTTGAACATCAGCAAGATTACCACCATCCTCATGTAACTGTTTGATGGCTTCATTTAGCATTTGTTCTCTACCAATTTTCCTTGGTGATCTTCCTCCTGCGTCAGCATCGGGAACGATTTTGTCCTCAGGAATTGCTTCTTCGGCATCAGGTGCTGAAGGCTCAGTTGGGCGGGCTGGTGGCTGCGCGCGTGGCGGATTTTGTATTACTGGCACATTATTGTTGCCACCCGCAGCAGGAGGTCGTTGTCTGAATTCAATACCAGCATCAATTTCAGTAATTCTCAACTCGGCAGCCGAAACACCCTCTTTTAGATTTTCTTTTTGCGCCCACATCCGCAATAAATTATCTCTGGCTTCGTCTCTTGCTCGTTCGTTACCATTCTTTTTGCTTTGCCAGTCTTTGAAGGCTTCATCAAATCCTGCTTGAGCCTGTTTAAGGAGTTGTTGGTCTTGAATTTTCTTGCCTAAAACTTCTTCTTTAGATAGGTTGCGCAAATTATTGTAAGCATTTGGCTTGTATCTTTTAACTTGTTCCTCTACTGCTTGTACTACACGCCGATCTCTGTCTTGATCAAATTCTCTGCGCGGGTTTATGTCCCTTGCTGGGATTGGTGGTGGACCTGCTGGTCGTGCGGGTGCTTTTGGTTCAGGTGCTTTTGGTGCGGGCGCTGGCGGTGCGGGCTGTGGCGCTCCTGCCTGTTGTGCAAATATTTGTTGGTTAACAAAATTGCCACGAGCATTACGCTTATTGTTGTCACCGTAATAGCGACCGAACCTTCTTTCTAGTTCGGCTCTCTCTTCACCTTCAGGGAAATCTGGTTTACGCCAATACGCATCTTCGGGTAGCCCACGAAGATCACCGAAACGGTTACGAACATTGCGAATAGAAGCAGCGTCTGGAACGCTTCCACCCAACTCGTCTGCTGTTGGATTCCATGCGGGTGGATCAGGAATTGGTGTTGATGGTTTCTGTTGTTCTGGCGGTTTTGGTGCAGGTTTTCTGCGTGGCACCTTCGTCGGTTCGGGTTTAGCACTGTCAACAAAATCTGCTTCAGGCTTTCTTCTTGCTGTTCGTTTCGCGCCCTGTTGTGCTGCGGCTCGTCGTCGGCGTCGTGGAGCATTCGGTCTTGGTGGTTCACCTGTCCGTGGCGCGCCGGGTTCAACTAATTCTCGTTCCATTCTTCGCTGTTCAGATTCACGTAGTTTCCCCCGTCTCCTACCTGCTTCGCGTCCCAGTTCCGCAAGACGTTCTAGATCTATGTCGGTGCGACCGTTGGCATCAATTACTCTTCCATCGCCAAGTGTGATTCTTCCGTTTTCATCTTGATTAGGCATGCGAGGAGTGGAGGTTCGTGGACGGGCTGGTGATTGCACAGGAATTCTTGGGCGTTGTCGCTGAACAGGGATTCTTGGGCGGGCAGTTGGTCGTGCTTGTTGCGGAGCCTGTCCACCCTCAAGTGCTTCTGCAATATTTCGTGCACCACGCTCAAGAAAACCTGGCTTGTTCTGACGAGCCAACATTCGTTGTACACGAGCATTGCGTCTTGCCAAACGGTCGTTCCGTTTGCGGTCATCAATGTTTTCTAAACGCTCACCGATATCTGCGATTTGGTTTGCAATACGGCGTGCAACACCCCATCCGCATGAGCGACCAAATCTGTCGGTTATTTGTCCACCGTAACGGGTGCCAACTGGACAGCGCCATCCTCCGCGACGATTCGTTCCGGGTATAGAAAGACTCGGATCCCAAATCGCTCTAACGCCTTTTACTTCATAACTGAAAGTACTGGATGTTTGTTCAGATAGGAAAGTAAGAGCCTTAAAATTTACTTCGTTTTTGAGCATTTACGATTTCTTTCGCTCTTTTGCGAGATCAGGTTTGATGAATGTTTCGTAAAGCCAGCGTGGAGCCTTCCGTGTAACACCATCTGCACCAGTGTATTCAACGAGTTCTAATGCATCTGGAATTTTTCCACTGTCAACAATAAATTTGAATGCACCTTCCGATGCGTTCGCAAAATCCTCAATGTTTTTTATAATATTGTCTTTATTGCTTGACTCCGCAAGAGAGTTGATCATTCGCGGAAACTTTCGCTTCTCACCAATAGTGAAAGGACGTGATCGTTCAATACTGATGCTCACACCGTTAGGTGCAACGAAAGCAATTTTGCTCATTGAAGGACCACCCAAGAGCGCTAGATCATCAGCACCTATGTCAGATGGAAGTTGAACTGCACGAACCATCGCACCATCAACCATGTCAGGGTTCTCACTGAAGGAACGCAAAACCGATGATGGAACTACAGGGCGAAGAACCACGCCATCTCTACGGATCATTCGTCCTTCGCCTCGTGGTGCACCCTTCAAAAGACTCACCGCATCAGACACAGACTTGCCAAACTTGTCTTTTTGGAAAGCACCTGTTCTTGGTATTTGTGCCATGCGTTGAATTTGAATGGTGCGCGTATTGCTTGGATTTCCTTCTAATACTTCAGAAAGGTTTTCTGCTCGTGCTTGTGGCAGTCGTGTGGTTGCCCCTCGTACCGCGCGAGCAATTAGTGCGAGTGGTCCTGGTATTTCAAATAGTTGCGCACCACAGGTTGAAAAACGGTTGTCTGTGAATCGTCCACCATATTCAAAACCAGCAGGGCATCGCGCTTGACGCTTGCGATTAGGCTTTAGTCTGCTTAATGCGCCACCACCACCGCCGGGTACGAGCGCGCCGTAAACTCTTGAACGAATAGGTGATGTAAGTGGCGAAATGTTCCCCGGTGTCAGTGCAGAACCAACGGCTTGTGCCGCTCTACCTGCCGTGCTTCCAGAACCAATTAGTCCTGCTTTCGTTTCCATGTCCTCTGCATCGTCTTTTCCGACACGGTATCCACCACCACGCTTTTTGTATTCACGAACAAGCCAAGCATTAGCGTAAGC